GAAGTGCAGAGCTTAATTCCTTACTAAATTTAATTTTAAATTCAGAAATTGTTAATTCTTGTTTATCTTCATAATTCCGTCTATTTCGTATAATAATTTTCATATTTCAATCCTACCTTGAATTAAACTGTATTCTACAATCTATTTGTCTATAAAAGGGGGAACTCCCCCTCTTATAGGTATTTATGAACAATATTTTTTAATTCGGCACTCATTTTTATATGTTCGTTAATTGCACATTCATGGTTATCTGAATTATTAATATCAATCTCAAAGATTTTGCGGATTTTAGAAGATTTGTTATTCTCTTTTGAATCCCATTCCAAATGTCCGATTTCCTTTTCTATTTCTTCTTTATGTTCCAATAATCGCTCAAACAAGTCTTTATTATTGTTAATTGCAATTTCGGAAGCAACATAGTTGCGTTGGGTATTAACGGTTTGTAAAATTTGTACTCCGCTTTTCTGTATTGAAATATTTTGATAATGTTGCGGCAAAGCCTCTTTTATTTGCATATCGGGATTTTCACTTAAATCACAGATTTCTATATATTTTCCCCAATAACTTTTTTGTAAGAGTTTTGAAGGAGTATTGAGGTTTACCTCTCTTTTTGTTTTCAAATTTAAATTGGGTTTCAAAAGGCATTCAAAGCCCATTTTATCGCCATTCAAAAAGGCTTTAAAAATAAATATTTTTATGCCTTTAATCGCAAAATGATTTAATGCTTTTGCTGCCGTTACCAATTCTTCTTTCTCTGAAGTTACATACCAAACGATAAACGGAGCTTTATTTAGATTTAAACTCTCAAGTTCATTCAAGAGCGAAACCATTGTTTCCATTTTCTGTGTTAAATCACAAATGGATATAACGGTTTGTCCATCAGCTTTTGGATAACTTGCTAATGTTGAAGTTACAATTGGCGGATAATAATCAGCCGTAAACTCTTCAAAGTTCTTTTTACTTTTTAATGCTTCTTCAGGTGTAATTGTTGTCATAATGACCTCCTTTAATTAAGTACAGTCATATTCATCACTCGACTATTGCTGAATTTAAAGTCTATTTCGATTATTTCGTATCATTCAGACACAATTACCAATTTTTAACATCGTTACCAACTCCGAGACCTCTTCTTTTTCGCTCGGAATTAGCTTTTTCAAAATTGTTACTGCTTTCATTAAAAATCTTTTCATATTTAGATCTTGTTTTTGGACTATTTGTATTTTTAATTCTTTTGGCACTTTTCAAACTTGTATTGTACATTTTATGGTAGTACGAATTAAGCTGTCCGTTTGTCATTGATTTTATATTATTAGTAGCTTGTTTATCTCTGACATTGTATTTTTCATTTATTGCCAAATAATGAATTTGAGTACGAATATCTGCTCGTGATTGAGCTTCGCTTACTTTTGAAATTTGTTTCTCCAATGCAAGTGATTTTGATTCGTAGTCCTTATCACTCATGTTGACCTTTTTAAATTCTTCATTCATTTTTCTCAATTTGTTTTGTTCAAGAGCAAGTTTAACGGTTTCATTATTCATCTGATTTTTTGTGTTAACTATAGCTCTATTTAATTCTTTATCAGTCATTTCAGATAATTTACTTTTAATTTGTTCATTAAAATCCCTGTTATTATTAGCTCTGATATCAGAGAATGCACCACCTAATGAGGCTTTGCCTCCTCCTGCTTTACCGCCACCTGAACCACGACCTCCCATAAATTAGTCTCCTTTCATTTTTGGAATATCAATATCAATCCAATTCTTTTCGCTTGTACTCCAAGTGATTTTACGACCTGATTGTTTTGACATTTTCTTTATTACTTTATCAATCTGCTTGCCACTTGAAGAACGAAGTTCCTGCCAATCGTAATCTTCCTCATAGCGTGCATGAGATGGATTTTTCCACTTCCCTAAATATCTGATTTGAACGCTGACGGAATTTCCGTAATCTTCAACTCTGAAATCAGAATTTGAAATATATCCGTCTGATTCAACTCCTCGCCTCAAATTATATTTAAGGTCTGAAACTGTGCTATCCATAGACATTTTAGCTTTCGTTCTTCTTGAGTCTTTTTCTTTCTTTTCGGGTTTAATTCCGTTCTTTTTGTTTTCTGCACGTTTTGCACGAGCTTTAGCAAGAGCTTCCAGTCTCTTTTCTTGAGTTGTTTTTTCTTTTGGTTTTTCTTTGGCATCAATATTATCAATTTCTTTTTTTATTGATGACATTGCACGAACTCTCTCTTCAACCGTGTATGACGGATTTCCTGAAATGTTATTGTATAAATTTATCAATTCATCTTTTTTCATTGTTCCACCACCGGCAGATGCTTTTCCGCTTCTACCACCACCTGAACCACGACCACCCATTATGACCTCGCTTTCTTAAATTTATTCATGTACGGCTCGAACCAAGGGAGGTTTTTATATCCGTCAAGTTCGCTCAGTTTGTTTCCATAAATCAAAATCTCTTTTGGTTCAAGTTGTTTTAACATTTCTTTAAAACCTTGTATAAAGAGGGTTATAGCGTTTTTATCATTCAAAACTCCAACTGTTCCAATAGCAACAACTGAATGTTTTGGAATGCCTAAAAAGGCATATTTGTAGCTTGATTCATCAGACCAACTGACTGTCGGAATAACTTTTATTCCGTTTTCTTGCCAATATCTTGCACACCATCTGTTCCTATAAACTTGCCAGATTTGGAAAGCTTCGGGGTAATTCGTGTACATCGAAAAATCAGGAGATAATACTCCATCGTATTGTTTTAAAACTGCAAGCTGTGAGTCTGCGTTTTTCCAACATCTCTCAAAACGATAATCATCTAAAAAGAAGTGTGCCGTTCCATTCCTGTTTTTATCAACCCTGTAGGGGATGAGTTCTTTTATATCGAACTCATCCGGCTTTAAATCAGGGATACCATAGGGATTAGAGGAGGAGAAAAAACCTTTTTCAACATTTTGCAGCATATCTTTCCAATACATATAAACTCCTTATGCTCTTAATGTCTTAACTGTTTCCAGCAAATAATTTGCAAATGATTCAATCGCATTAACGCCTTGATTAAAACAATAATCATCAAGTTCGTTCGGAGAGTTTTGGATTTTTCCTTTTAATTTAAATAAGCTATCAATCGCAGGCTGTGTATATTTTGCAAGATTTTCATAAAGTTTTGTAATCGTTGTCGGAACTTTCTTTTTAATCAGTTTTAGAATAAAGGGTTGAATTATAGCCCAAATAGTGCTGAAGTCTTTCCAATTTTTGATAAATGATAAAATACTCATATTATTTTCCTTTCTTTTGTTGAATTTGATACCATTGAATCTTGTTCCTTAAATAATCGCCAATTCTCTCTTTTTGTAGATTTGGCAAATACGGAAGATATGTGAAATCAATTTTCCCGTAGCTTGAAGTTTTAGGATGAGATTGACCGAACTCATAATGTGTAAAAACAGTTTTTTCTGAAACTGTAATTCCATATAAACTGCATAGCTTTGCAACCTTTGAACACATCGCCTCCACTTGTTTTTGAGTTAGAGGATATTTTGTTTTTTTATCTTTTAAATTAAAACCATACATCCCACAACAAGAAACTCCGATACATCCGGTGTTTCCACCACCGCAATGTGCTGCGTATTTTCCGTCATAACAATTAATATTATCTTGTGGGGTATAAGTGCCTTTGTATTCTTTGCCGTCTTTATCAAATAAAAAGTGATAATGTTCTAAATCAGTTGAATTTGGACTATTTGTTCCTGCTGTCCAATGCAGACAGATTTTAGTTAGTGATGTCATATTGTTCTCCTTATTTATATCTGATACATACATGTACCCCCTGTGATGGAGGTTGAACTGTTGAAGAAGCACCATAAATTCCTGAACTTCTTGATGCATTTAAGTCAAAACCTCCTAAGTTACCACCACGACCGCTTGCGTGATAGAAAAAACTTCCTCCCCAATTGTGATTTACAATTGCACCACTAACTCCTGCTGCGCCCGGCTCAACTCCGACGTTGTGCCATTGACCTGTAATATTGGGTAAACCGGCATCTTTTTTAGCTACAGGACTTGAACTAGGTTGAAGAAAACGTCCGGAAATATTATAGTCAGGTATCCTAAATTCATTTTCTTGCTCTGTTCCTGCATTAAATTGCTTACCAATCACAGAATAAAGTAATTGATAATCTTCAATTAAAAGTACATAGCCATCACAGGGTAGAGTATTTTCATGAGTATAATTAACTGGGTAAATGATTAGAGAACCAATCTGATCGGGGGTTAATTTATTTACTGTGTAGCTATTTTGATTCATGGTATTTGTTTTTATATTTTTAATTTCCATTATTTACCTACTTGTACTTTATGCAAAGGTGTACAATTTGAGATGGAGGTTGTACGGTTGTTGATTTACCATATATTCCGTTACTTGCTGATGCATTAGTTGTTGTTAATACCCGATGATGTCCATAATCAGGATTTCCCCTTCCTTCCTCGGCAACACCTGAACCATCCCACCAAAAAGCTGTAACTGTATGATTATGATCAGGTAATCCTGCTTCAATTTGAGTTCCAACTTCAGTTCCCGGTTGCAAAAATCTTTTAGTTAAGTTGTAATCAGGGATTCTAAATGTTCCATCCGGATCATCAGATTTATTGAATTTTTTACCTACAACATTGTATAAATCTTGATAATCAACAATTAATAGGGAATAGCCTTCACAAGCAAAACAATCATCAGGGGTATAATAGGTTGGGAAAATATAAATAGCTCCTATTTTTCCTTTGGTTTGCATGTTTTTCGAATAACCATTTTGATTTAATTGATTAGATATTAGATTTAAAATTTCCATTTTTCTTATTTATATTTGATACAGTAATGTACAATTTGTGAGGGTGGTTGAACTGTTGAGGATGCTCCATAAATTCCTGAACAACGAGATGCATTGAATCCGATATATCTTTCAGAGGAAGAAGATCCTCCTCCGTTCCTCCAATTACCACTTCCCGTTGCATAAAAGGCACCACTTCCCCAAACATTATTGGAATCTCCGAGATTGAATTCACCCCAAATATTGGGGAGTCCTGCATTATATATTGTTCCAACATCTTTTCCCGGTTGAAGAAACCTTTTTGAGATGTTGTAATCAGGGATTCTAAATTCGTCAGACTCTTCTGTGCCTTGATTAAAAAAAGTACCTATAACTGAATATAACTTTTTATAATCTATAATTTTAAGAACATATCCGTCACAAGCTAAACAATCGTAAGGTACGATATTTATTGGGGCTATGTATAAAATTCCTATTTTATCTTGAGTAAATTTGTTGAAGTGGTAATCATTTTGATTTACTTCATTTGTTACTAAATTTATAATTTCCATTTGATGCAAATTTTTTAATTATATTAATTCTCTTAATTCATTCCGAAGAAGTAACACCTGAATATTGTAGTAATCAAGCCAAGTTTCGCCTGTTGTTTCATCTTTGATTGATGGTTCGCAAATGGCTCGAATTCTTTTAGAATCTAACTCTAACAATTCTTTTTCAATTTCATTTTTTCTAATTTCAAGATCCTTTTTTTTGATATATAGTGCGTATTCTTCCGTATCTGAAATATCTACATAATGATTGTCTATAACTTTGTATTTATCAGGATTTATCAAAATGTCGTGTGCAAGTTCTTCGGATACTTTTTGAAAACCTGATTTGACTTCTCCAACATAGTCAATTATTGAACTTTCTCGTGTTTCAATATTAATCTGTGTTTCACCTCTAAAATCAGGTTCAATTATCCAATCCGAACCGTTCCAAATTGCGACTTCATTTTCTTCTGTTTTAGGAGGCTCTTTAAAAGTAGCCATTGACGGAAGTAAATATTCATTTTGCCGTCTTGGATTTTTTAATGCGGGATATTTGCCCGAATAAGCATTCCCTTCTGTGTTGTAACTGTAATAATACTTTGTCATTTTCTTCTCCTTAATTTTCTTGGTTTATTTCTCGCCACCTTCAAGTGTAAATACTCCGATAGGAACGAGATTGGTTTCTTGCCAGATATTTAGCAAGAAAATATAGCTTGCTAACGGTTCAATAATTCTGAACCAAATGTCATTCACGCTATAATTTGTCGGCTCTAACATTTGAGTAAAAATAGTATTGGATAACGCTATTAATGAATATTCATCGTTGTCATTGTTGACAAATAAATTAAAATCTTTAGTTTCATCAGTCGATTCAGGACACAAATTTATAACATCTAAAATTAAATTATTTTCTACATTATGTGTTGTACTATCTGCTGTTGTATAAGTAAATGGAGCATGTGCCGTTATATAAATATGAGTTGTTACGTTTCCGTTTAAAGAATAAGTTTCATTTTCACTAATGCATATTTTTGTTAGGTTTAAATAAGTTACAACTCCAATCCTTTCACTAAATTCAGAATCGGCAAAACATTCAACCCCAAGTGCCAAAGTATCTTGCACATAAAATTCGCCTGTAACCGAATTTGAATAATGTCCTGTAATATCATCAAATTCACTTAATAAACCTATCTCTCCAAAAGCAATAGATAAAGTATTTGTATCAACAGCAACAATTGTTCCTTTCTCTTCCGTTAATTCCGTATCAGCATACACAACAGCATCTTTTTCAAAAACAAAATCAGGTGCGACATAGAATTCTCCTAAAGTGCTTGATGTGTATTTAACGACTTTTACGGTTTCACAACTCAACAAATCAGGATTTCCCTTTGAATCTAGCTTGCAAGAGTTTAAACAAAAAGGAGTTAATATGCTTTTAGTTTTAATTTCAGGAATAAACTCAATTGGGATTAAACCATTGTTATCAACAGGAGCGTATCCGTTTGGCTGTCCTTTTTCAACTACGGCTTGAAATTCTGCATTAATTTTGTCTGATAAATTAGTAAGCTCATCCTTTGTTGCAGTTTGAATATCAGGATTAATTATCAATTCCGCAAGTTCAATATTTGAAAGCTGTATTTCAATTCTGATGGTTAATTCTTTGACAGTACCCGATGACGGATCTTGTTTAGTTGTTTCAGGAAATTTAGAAACAACAAGCAAATTTCCATCACAATCGTAAATTCCTGCTTCTCTGACAACAAAACCTCCGACTTCAGCAGGAACTGTTGTTAAACAATAAAATCTATTTCCATCCCATTCGCATTTTTGAATAATCCCTCTCCAAACTTCTTTTCTTAAAGCAGTCTGTGATGGACTCGGATTATAATAAGTGCCACCGCTATCGCCAAGAGCTATTTCTTGAACATCAAAAGGTGTACCGTTTTTTATAGAATTTAATTGTTTTTGACTTCCGTAATCCGTAACTATTGAGTAAAAGTCTTCAGCCATTTAAGACTCCTTTGAATTTATTGTGACTGTCTCTTGCTGTATCGTGGCAGCATAAATATATTGTTTGCCGATAGAAGATAAGTAAAACTCGATTTGTTCAAGCCAAGAACGTTCGTTTTTGTATTCGTTAATCAAAGCTCTTAACTTTTCTTCAGTTTCTTCATTTATTGAACGATTAAATATTTGAAGAATAACTTTAAAATAATAAGGTTTGCCACCGTAACTAAACCATTCTTCAACATTACCCACGATATTTAATGTCTTGAATATTTCTTCAATTGCATATTTTGTTCCTTTGTATCGATGCATTTTTATTGATGATTTTATAAGGTTTCGTTTTTCGGTTTCACTCAATGCTTGTAGCCAACCCTCGTTACCTGTTATGTGATACTGTTCTGCTAAATGCGGCAACGCATCCGATGGTAAATTGTCAATGATAGTAACTAACAAAACATCAAGGTCTAATTTTTTAAAACGTTCTTCACAGATTTCATCAAATATTTTTAAATTAATGTCGTTTATAGGAGCTAGGCTATTCATCGGCATAACCTCCTATTTTGACATCATAATCAACCAAATTCGCCCATTGGTATCTTTCAATATCTATATTTTCAGGTGTTAGAGAAAGAACATCGTACACTCCATAAATGCTGCTTAAAACATTTTTAATTTGTGATTTAACCACATTTTTGCCTAATTTTTGAGCTAATGTTTTTTTGTATTCTTGCAGTTTGGATTCAAGAGTTGTTTGAACACTTGTAATATCCGCATCCTGATAAAGTATAATCTCTGCTTTTATCGAAAAATCTATTTTTTCAGGAGATAAAACTTGAACATAGTCGGTTAATGGTCTAATGCCGTCTTTTTCATAGTATTTACGAACAATTTCCAAAACTTCATCGGTTGGATTTCCGTTTTCGGTCAAAGGATAAATATTAACCACTCCGGGTGATGGTGATAATATTTCAACATCTGTTATTGATTGATGTGCTGATAATGTATGGTAGCGATATGCTCCACGACTTCCTGCGTTTGAAAACTTTTCGGGAGCTTGTCTGATTCTTTCTCTTAAATTGTCGGCATTTTCATCATCTGCACCACCTGAAGATATTGTTATATTTTCAACTGATGAAATATAGCTCAATGGAGTTACAAGATTATTAATTGAGCCGATTATATAATTGTTTCCGACAATTCCTGATGTTTCACAAACAGCTTCTACGGTTACGAAAATTTCTCCCGTTTTTAATATTGCATTTTCTTTTGTCTGAAATATACAAAGTCCGTCTTTTGTTTCAACTTCACAACATTCGGGTATTTCAAAATCAAAATCCAATGGTTCATCAACAGAAAATTTGAGAGTTGTAACAGCACAATTAGCAAGAAGTTTTCTTACACCTAAAGGCTCTCCGATATGCTCAAGAATGTCTAAAGGTGCGTAGCTTAACAAATTTTGCTTTGCAGTTTCTTGAATTGCAACTCTTAAAATGCTTTCTCGGTAAGCACCAACATCAACCATAAGTCTTTCAATTTGAGCAGGTTGCAGAACTTTGCCTGATTTTTGCTCATAAAGAGCAATCCATTCTTTTGTGATAATTTCTGGGTTTCTTTCTATAAAATTCGGTTCAGGTAAATTTGTCATAGTGTAACGCTTGTATTTCCTTGTGTTTTACTACCGTTCAAAGTCCATTCAATTTTGATGATAATTTGTGTCTCATTAATTTCGACAGATACAGAGTCGACAATAATTCTTGTTTCCCATAAAGCCAACGCATCAATGGTTTCTCTTGTTATATTAGGTATTGCTTCGTTTACAGGGTAATCAACATATTTGTATATCTCTGAGCCAAATGTCGGTCTTAAAGGTACAGAGCCTTTTCTTGTCGTAAGAATTATCGCTATACATTGGTTAATATCATCGACTCCTTCTGCAACAGAGCCAATCGTATTCAGTTTATATTGCCAGTCTATATATGTAATTTCGTTTAAATTTGTCATGATTGTATTTATTTAAGTTTTTGATTTAATATGTTAATTCCAAAGGAGGGAAGCCTATGTCTACCGAACAAGAAGCTACAAATGTTATGCTGAATATTTTTAGAAGTGTTGCTGAATTTAAAAATATCAGACTTGAAAATGATTTAAATTCATTTGACGATGTTCCTATTACTGTTGTTGATGCCCTGAGAGATTTGGCTAAAAGTGCAACCGAAGATATCAATTTGGGGCATTATAACGGTCTGGGGTTAAGAACAATTGAAGATTTAACTCACGATTATTCTTTGGAATATTTACAAAATTTATTTGTCAGATGTGCAAAAGCCGATTTAAAACACGATTATTTTACCTATTTAGCAGGGTTGTATATTATTAAAAAGTATATTGATGAATAAGATTACATTGTCTGATTCGGACTTGATGTCGGGCTTCCTTGATTTCCTGTATGAGAATGAGAGTTGTAAATATCACGCATTGCTTGCATAGAAGAAGTTTTATCCGTAATATCTGCTTGAGAAGTAATTCCGTCTGTATTAATCAGCTTTCCTGTGTGATTAATGTTGCCGTTTAAATTGATATTTTCAAAGGTTATAGTCAGGGTGTTTGTTTCTTTATCAATATTAATCAGCGAACTATTCTCTAAATTAAGCGAAATTTGTTTTTCCGAAGTTACAACGGGTAAATCAACCGAAGAATATATTGCTCCGAGAATAACTCCATCTTCTGAATTTTCATCCATAAGGCAAGCAACTTGTTCGCCAATATCCGGCATAACAAAAAATTTGTCTTTCATTGTTTTACTTTGGATTATCGGAAGCCAGTACGAAGTGGACTCATCATCTGCGAAGTTTACACGAGCCTGAGCAAGAACAGGATTAATTTGTGATACAATGCCAAACCTTAACACGATTCAACCTCGCAACTTGTAGTATAACCGCTTGCTCTGTCTAATCTGTGTCGTGCTTGTTTTAT